TTTACAAGGAACAACCTGCCGATACTACCGCTATGATTTTTTGGTTGAAGAATAGAAAACCAGATACTTGGCGCGACAGAAAAGATGTTGGTCATTCAGGCGCAATTGATTCAAAAGTTGATTTATCAGGTCTAACAATCAAGGAACTTAAAAAGTTGGCGATGCTGGATGACGAAGAAACCTAAAATTCGGACTAAACGCGAAAAGTATTTGGGCAAACTTGCCAAACAGGAATTAGCTAGATTGGAATTTTCTTCATATGTAACGTACGTTCACCATGGGAATTATACCCATGCAAGACATACCGAATTCATGTGCGGAAAATTGCAACAAGTTGAATCAGGCGAAATTAAAAGGTTGATGGTGTTTTTACCACCAAGGCATTCTAAATCGGAAACAATTACCAGCACATTTCCAAGTTGGTATATAGGTCGGAATCCAGACCGCAGGGTAATTTTAACAAGTTACGCTGATGAACTTGCTAGACGGTTCGCGCTAAGAAATAGGGAAAAAGTGTTGGAGTATGGTACCGAACTTTTTGATATTCAGATAAGCGATGTTCAATCCGTCAAATCAAATTGGGAGATTAAGGGCAGGTTAGGCGGTTTACTTTCAGCAGGTGTTGGCGGTGGGATTTCAGGTCATGGCGCAAGTTTATTAGTAATTGATGACCCCGTAAAAAACGCAGAACAGGCAAACAGTTTGACGTACCGGAATAAAGTCTATGACGAGTTCACAAGGACACTAACAACAAGATTATCACCGAACGGCGCGATTATTCTTGTAATGACCAGATGGCATGATGACGATTTAGCAGGTCGAATTCTAAGCCATGAGCCGGAAAAATGGGAAGTGATAAATCTACCGGCATTTTGCGAAGACGAGAATGACCCGATTGGCAGAAAAATCGGTGAACCATTATGGGCAGAATTTGGGTTTGACAAAAAGTATTTGGATGACCGGAAAAATGCAATTGGTTCAAGGGCGTTCAATTCCCTATATCAGCAAAGACCATCGCCGGAAATTGGTGGACTTTTCAAAAGGGATAATTGGCAATTTTATAAAAAGCCACCGGCACAATTCGATACAGTTATTGCCAGTTGGGATATGGCGTTTAAAGGCACAGTTGATTCTGATTATGTTGTTGGTCAGGTTTGGGGGAAACGTGAAGGCGAATTTTTCCTATTAGAGCAGGTAAGGCAACAGATGAGTTTCCCCGAAACATTGATGGCGGTTAAATCTTTATCAAAGCGTTACCCGATGGCTTATAAAATATTAGTGGAAGATAAAGCAAATGGAACAGCCGTTATTGCAACATTACGAAGACAAATTCCCGGCTTGATTCCAGTCAATCCGCAGGGCGGTAAGGAATCCAGAGCGCAAGCAGGTTCTGCATTATGTAGAATCCGGCAACGTGTTTTTACCAGACCCCGTTGAAAATCCGTGGGTATGGGATTTTATAGAAGAACACGCATTTTTCCCACAAGGCAAACATGATGATATGGTCGATTCATTTTCACAGGCGATAAATTATTTATCTAATTATCATACGGAATTGATGATTGGCAAGGCTTAGATTTATTGGGGGTGGAAACGATTAGCATATTTAAGGATTTTGTTGAAGCTTACAAAATTGCGAAGGTTGCGCGCATGATTGACAGACAAGAAAAATCCATGACACGCGCAGAATTATTACCAAATTATAAAATTGGTAGACCGCAGATACCAATATTTAATACACAAAGGGCAATAAAGAGGTCGTACCAAGGAAGCAGTTATGTTTACGCATGTATCAGTCTAATTGCAAAAACTTCGGCATCAATCCCGTGGCGCGCAGTAAAGTTAAACAGGGAATCAGGTATATGGGAGGATTTACAAGACCATCCATTGACTGAAATTTTGAGAAAGCCAAATCCTTGGCAGGATGGTACTGCATTAATGAATAAAATGGTAACTTTTCTTTACATTGGAGGAAATGGATTTATATCCAAGGTCAGGGATAATACCGATACAATTGGAGAACTTTATATTCTTCCACCGGATGCGATGATGCCAGTACCGAACCGCCAAGAATTTATCACAGAATATGAATACAGGTGGGAAGGCAGACTTGAACGATTACCGGCGCAGGACATAATACAGATAATGTTCCCAAATCCAGAAAATCCATTCTTTGGAATGTCACCACTTCAACCGTTGAGCCGGACAATTGATACTGAATTATCAGCGTTAGAATGGCAGAGAACAAGTTTCCAGAATAGGGCAGTTGCAGATGGTATATTCAGCTTTGAACATGATATAACGCCAAACCAATTTGAACGGGCGCGACAGTTTATAAGAGAGCAACGGAACACACGTGAACCGTGGGTATTGGGACAGGGTGCAAAATGGCAACAGATGGCACTAACAGCTATTGAGATGGATTTTATAAATACGCGTAAATACACACGCGAAGAAATTTGCGCAGTTCTAGGAGTACCGCCGGTGATGATTGGTATTTTAGATAATGCAACACTTGCTAATATTGAGGTTGCACGCAAGATTTTTTGGTTAGATACTATTATCCCGCTATTGGAAACAGTTCAATCCGCTTACAATTTATTCCTTGCACCGGAATTTGGGAATGATGATATCCGTGTAGAATATGACATTACCGGCGTTGAAGCATTGCAAGAAAACTTTGGTGAAAAGGTTCAAACCGCTCAAAGGTTGTGGAACATGGGCGTTCCCTTCAACGAAATTAACAAACAATTGGAATTAGGATTTGATGAAATCGAAGGTGGGGATATTCCTCACATCGGTGGCGGTAATGAAGAAGCGCCAGAGCCGGAACTTGAACTTAATCACGATAGGGTGACCGGGTTAGACCAACACCGTAAAAAAAAAAGGTTGAGCCATCACGAATAAAAGCTTTTGAAGAATTACGTCAATCCGCAGAATCCCATTTTGCACCAGAAATTGCACAGCTTTTTGAACAGGAAATGAACGAAGTTGTCGCAACATTTGAATCGGTTGGTGTTGGTGGTGTATTAACGTATTTACAAAACGGAGCGCAGGAAGAATGGCAGGAAAAACTTTCCCAGATTTACAGGGCGGTCATACCGGCATTTGCAGTTGAGGAATTCGAGCGTTTTAATAACAATCCAACAAAACAAAGACGACAAGATAATTTTGATGACTATTGGGACTTTGACGAGGATGAAGAGCCAGAAGAAGAAATTGAAGAACCAGAAGGGTTGAATCTTGGCGCAATTGGTATTGGCGCGTTTATAGCGGTTCAATCAATCAGAAAAGCGCGCCAAATTTTGAGCACAACAACGGATGAGGTTACAAACACAGTTAGCCAAGGGATGGAAGAGGGGTTGACCGATGCACAGATTGCAACAGGATTAACGGCATTATATACAAGTTGGCGCGTAATTGATGACCCGGACAGGTACCATTCCAGAGCCGTTACAATTGTTGAAACAGAAGTTGGAGAAGCCGGTTCATTCGGTAGTTCAGAAGGAGCAAGTCAGGCAGGTATGACAAACAAAACATGGGTTAGCCAGCAGGATGGATTGGTCAGGGATTCGCATGTCGAAATGCACAATGTGACAGTTCCAATTACGGCAACATTTCCCAATGGTCTTCGATTCCCAAGAGATTCAGCAGGAGCGCCGGGAGAAGTGATAAATTGCCGGTGTTTTTTGGAATATAGTTAATTGGAAGATATTAGGTCGCATGAGGTTGCGCTCTAAGGGCGATTGAATTGTGGGGTAATACCATAGCATACCCCGAAAAATAAAAGGGGGTGTATGAGTTGGCATTTTTTCCAAGACGTGGAAATTTGGTAGGTAGAACAAGGGATGTTAAAGAATTAGAATTTTTATGTGAACTATCGAATGGATACAAATTTATTTCAATTGCCGATTGTGCAATTTATGGCGGGCGCGGATTTGTTGTGCATACAACAGGAACAATTCCGGCAGGTGATACACAAAACCTGCTATTTGTTGGTACCGAGGAAGGGAGAAACGCTTTTTTGTCTAGTAGAGAATTCAGAATTTCAGGTGGCGAAATTGATATTAGATTTTTAGAGGGCGCAACATATACAGACCCCGGAACGCTTATTGATACATTTAATGTAAATAGAGTTAGACCGCTTATTGACCCTTTTATGTTGGCATATGAGGACGTTCAAGGCGTAGATGCTACAAACGCCGCGATATTAGAACAATTCACATTCTATCATCCGGCAGGGGTACGTATCCCACAATTGCACGCTTCTGCAATTGCTTGGATAATTGATGATAAGCCATATATTTTTGAAATGGTTAATAACACAAATGACCCAATTGATTTTGGGTTTACAGGATTCTGGTATGAACTGGAAGTTGCATTGGGGGTGTAGAAAATTAGTTTTCGTAATATGCACGCGAGGTCAGGTCGTGAGTACCGAAAGGATGGAAAAGTTGTTTGGCGCGGTGATTTGGGAGATGTAGCATTTCGTCAATCCGCTAATTCAATATTCGGTGAACATTTTGTTACCGAACGTATTAACCATGTCGTAGAACAATTTCAATTTGCAATTGCACCGGCACGGTTTAGAAGTATTGTTGGGCAAGTATCACAGCAGAATTCAATGGCAATCATCGCCACCGGTACACAATCTTTTGAAAATGGGGTATTGACCACAAGGGCAGTATCTCCATATTCACCGGGACAGGATTCAGTTGTGCTATTTACAGCAACATTTACAGAGG